GTATTTACATCAATCTGGCCAGATTGTAATGTACTATTTCATTCCTTTCAACATGCGCTGGAATTGCCCTGCCATCTGTTGAACTTGATTGAGCTGCTGTTGAGAAATCTTTCCAGACTGCAACATTTTCTCGACTTCTGCTTTCGGATCTCCCTTAAAATTCTGTTTAAACTGCATAAACTGTTGTATCATCTGCATTGGTCCGTTTCCCTGCGGCATCCCGCCGCCAAGTGCGTTAAATAATGGATTACTCATCTGCATTTCCTCCCTTTGTCGCTGATTCCTGTACGGTATTAGCCCTAACAGGTTCAGAAAATGAATTTAATCGGTTTATGATAACTTCGTATTTGCCTTTCAAATCATCGTATTCCTGTCGAGTAACATATTTACTGTCCATGTTCTGAACAGGCTGCTTAGGCGGCATCTGAGAACCTACCTCGTGGTATTCAAATGTCCGCAGTGGTTGTGGCATACCGGATACATCTGTGGATTTTATGTAGAACTTTTCACTTTCGCTGTCCATCAGCAAAACACTTGTCCCGGGTGCTACCAGATAGGATTTTGCGCCGACTTCGCCGGATACCCACAGGATACCGCTATTATTCTGCTGTGGTTGCTGTACTGGTTGAGTTGGAATCTGGACAGGCTGTTGCTGGAACTGGTTCATCTGCCCAGGAACGCCAAAGCTATATTGATAAGGATTGTTATATAATGCCATCTTATACACCGCCTTTCTGATTATATTTTTACATAGATATATCAATCTAAAAAGTTCGAAAAAGTGTCAAAAAAGTATTGACATATCACTCACTGGGTGGTATTATAATATCAACAAGAGGAAATAAGGAATCATTTAGGAGGTAATCATTATGAAGTATAACAAATCAGAAATCATGAAAAATGCATGGAGTATCGTAAGACAGTGTAAATGTACTATTTCTGTAGCACTTAAAAGAGCATGGGAAAAAGCTAAAGAAGATCTCAAGCTCGCAAAGCTTGGCAAATATTTCAATACTTTCCTTGATGGATGCGAAGTTCTTTTTAACCTTGGAGACGGAGTTGTTTCTGGAAATACTTTTAATTGTAGGAAAACTTTAAAAGAATTTGGGCTTAAATGGAATCCAGACGAAAAATACTGGTATGGAAGTCCTGAGAAAGTTGAAGATATCGTGAGATATCGCGTTTTATAATAAAGGAGGATTAAAATGAAAATACAAGGAATCGGAGTCATTAGTAAGAAGGTAGCGATAAAATCATTGGGGCTTGATCGAGACAAAGAAGGCCGTGAAGCTCTTAGAAAAGGGATGTTTACAGCTGAAGAAATCGGAGCAATGTACAAACTTGAACAGGTCAAAAAGGCATGCAAAATTGGAGATTGTGTTGAAACCTTTGCGCGCAATTACAATCGTATCCCGGATGACCTAAAAGAAAATCTCACGCCGCAGGAACTGGCAGAGCTGGTTGAAGCGTTTTATAAATGTTATGGAGACGGAAAAAATGCAAAGTAAAAAGAGCTAAGCATGCAAAACTAGCTCTTTATACCTAAAATTATTATTTCAATCCGTGGTGCCCGGAATCGTTAGGCACTCCGCTTACAGAACATCCCTCTGTAAGTGACAAAGCCATTATACCACGAAGGTAAAAATATAGTCAAGGGAGGATAATAAAATGACGGGCGAAGAAAGGATTAAGCAATTAGTTGAAAAAGGATGGAAAATAGTAAAAGACGAATCTACGTGGTGTCGTTATGTGAAATTAGAACAGGAAGTACCGAGAAAAAGCCGAGATTCGTTCGGAAATTCCACTGGTGAAGACTGGATGCAGACGATACATAGACAGGTTACCATTTTTGACGATGGCGATTGGGAAGAAACGAGAGGTTAATATATGGATGTAAAGGAATTAAGGAATTTTACAAATCTGAGCCAGCAAGCTTTTTCTGAAAAATATGGTATTCCTAAAAGAAGCATAGAAAACTGGGAGAGTGGCAAGCGAACTCCACCAGAATATGTTATAAAGCTACTTGAAAGAGCTGTAAAAGAAGATTTTTGTTAAAAAAATGGGAGAGGGTAGAAAATCCTCTCCTTACTTTTTAGCATACTTTAATTATTTTATTATTCACCCTCCGGCTTAACCGCTTTGCTGTTGATATGCTCACATTCATCTGCTCAGCACAGTATTCGAGAGTGCGTTCCTGGCATCTCAACCGGAACAGTCTTTCTACGTCCGGTGTGAAATTGCACTCTATCAAGAACCTGTCTATATCTTTTTTCGTGAACACATATAATTTCATGAGCATACCCCTTACTAATGCTAACGTTGATTCTGTGCAAGATAATTTGTAAGCTTCTGTTTTGTTTTTTTTAATTCCTCGACGTTATTTCCACTAATCTGACTGTCCAACATTGTTGATAGCACTTCCAGAATCAATGAATCACGTTCCGCAATCCTTTGAAGACTCTCGTAATCTCGCTTATCATGTTCTTCCAGCGTCTCAACTCGCTTGTTGAGTCGAAATGCCGGAGTAATCCATTTAAAAACAACAGCTGCTGCCCCTCCAATAATTGATACTCCTCCACAGATTGAAAGAAAAAACTGAATAAATTCCTGTATGCTCATTTAGCTACTCCTTTTCCCAGTAATATACCGGGACTTCATTTCCGGAATCCCATGTATCATAATATTTACCATCTTGTACTGTCACCACATGACCATCTATGCAGAGAATGTATGTGCCTGTCTGATGATCTGCGCAAAAATCATTGACTGTATAGATATACCGTTCTGATTGCTCAATCAGTTTGCGTCTGTACCCATGTTTGTAGAGGTACGCTCCCCAAACGTAATTAGCTGATGGCATATCTGACAGAGTACATGCCTGTATCATTAATCCGGTAAAAACCGTTTCCCAGTCGAAGCCGGTTGCTTTACATATTGCCCGAACAGCACAATCTCCGACTCGATTTCCAGCAGGATTCGGATTGTAATATTCCCATCTATCCATCAGTCAATCCCCTTTGCTGTCTTATATCGTTTTGCCGCTCCTCTGGCTTTTGCGGCATTCTGGTGGTTCCACTTAGCAATCATGAGTCGGTCTTGTAGCTCCCTCAGGTCGTTCTGCTTGCAGTAAGCCTTGTATGCAGCATTTTGCTTCTGCAAAAGATAAGACTTCCGGTCAAGGTCTTGCTGGAGTGCAAATCTCGTCTGTTCGTCCTTGCAGTTGTCAACCGCCGTTTGCATTCCAAGGACTTCTCTCTTTGCCTTTCGGATTCTTCGCTCGTAAGTACGTTGCCGCTGTTCCTTTTCGTACTGCTTTCCCTTGTTGGCTTTGTCCTGCGCTGATAGTTCTGCATAGGGATTAAATTCTCCATCACTGGCTCCAAAACTATGCCGACAATTGACCCCTGACAGTCCACTTGCCGTTCCATATCCGGTCAATGAGAACGGTGGAAATTTCTTGCTCTTGCCAGAACGAGAGTATATCTTGCCTTGCCACCATGAGTGATTTCCGGGATTCTGACCACCGTCACCCGTTCTGGCTCCCATGTGCGCGCTGACCAGAACTAAATCCCAGTTCATTTCTTCCATGCGTTTTAGGGATATATCTCCGGTAGCCTGTGCCACACCAGTTCTGACAGAACGCGCGACTGCTGTTTCAATCGTATCTTTTCTGCCAGATGGATATGTGACAGTAACACCATCACTCACAACGTTATTAACTGCTTCTTTAATAGCTTGTGTATACCCGACTGCCCCAGACATTACATGATTATATGCAAGGTCACATTGCTCGATATAGAGCCTCTGAGCGGCGCTTGCGGTTGTTCTTGTGAAGTTCTTCCACTCGCCCATAGTCGCAAGCATATTTCGCTCCATGAGCCTTATCATAGCCGGTGACTGTTCGAGCGGTACAGGGCTTAATCCTGCCGCCTTATATACCTTATCATCATAGTTCATTGCAGTGATTCCGGCATCTTCAAACGCTTCAAGAAGTTCCTGCTGTTCACGTTTGGTGCATTTGGATAATTCTGCCAGAATGTCCTCTAACAGTTCACCGGATTCCTGTAGTGTTCTGATTCTCCACGCATCGGCATTAGTCAGAATATAATCTTCACCTCTGCCGATTCTTGCCACCATTCTCGACACGATCTCAGAGATGATATACTGATGCAGTTCTTCGGCAATTTGCTCACTACCCTCTGTAATTTGCCGTAAATATTCTGGACTAAGTATAGCATATCACCTCTTTCGATAAAAGTCGTGGTACATGTTTTAGTTTTTTGATGGTTAACTAAATCCTTCTTTAATTAACTACTTCAATGTCTAAGTTATTAAAAATGGCATTTCCATAGCCAGTTATATTTAGAGATATCACTCGGAAAAGTTGATTAAATCATCAATTAATAATGCGTTAGTACATACAAAATGTACTCCATTTTTACAAAAATTTTTTGCCACTGATACTTCATCTGTTGTACCAACTCCTACTTGAATATTTTTAGCCAGCGCTTTAGAAATGCCAATAGCCGTAAGGTTATTAACAGTAGAGCCTATATAAACAGTGTTATTATCTGTTTTAAGACTAATTGCTGAATTTACTACATCATCAGTTATATCTCCATCTACATTTACAAAAAAATTAGTAAATTCACATAGACTATGTATATAAGTTAGAAATGAATATTCAAAAGAATTCCATACAACTTTATCAAGCATCCCTAATTTATTTGCCACATTATACGCTTCTTTTATCCATTTGTTATCATATCCTGTTTTTAATTCAACAATAGGTTGTATCGACCTTATTTTACAAAAATATAAGAAATCTTCGAGTGTACACATTTTAGTTCCCTTATATTTCGCATTTTTCCAAATTCCAAAATCATACTGCTTTGTATCCTCATAGCTAATAGTAGAAATATTGATTGTTTCTGGTAATACATTTCCATCTTTATCTCTAGCTGTATTGTTAATATTTATATTATGACACAAAACTGGAACTTTATCGGATGTATAAACAACATCTGTTTCAATACATCTGCACCCATATTTATATGCCAATTCAAACGCTGGCATTGTGTTTTCTGGAGCAATACTTGAATATCCACGGTGAGCCATTATTACAGTATAATCATTAAAATGATTTACTGTCTTTTTGTCAATTAATTCATCTATAAAATGTTTATTACTTTCTATACCATTATACGATACCATATATTTTTCTGTAATTGATTCTATATCGTCTTCTTTATACTCCTCCATAGTATCTTTCAATAATAGTCTATACTTAGTGCCTTTGCTTACTGATACTTCATAATTCCACCCACTATCATATAAAAAATTACCATTTTCATCATAAGAATGATATGCTAAAACAAATCTATCTTCCAACGACCTAAAAGTAGTATCATAATATGCACAAGAGATATCTTTGCTTCTAAATCTTGATGCAGTTGTTGAAATCGGAATACCATTTGATAAAGAACCATATACAAATTTCATGTAATTCTTTAATATATCATTTCTGTTAGTTAAATTTATCAATTCCCATTCATATGTTATTGCGCTTAAATATTCGTGAATATCAGCAATTCCGGTTGTAATTCCTGTTTTAAAAATAGTCACCGAAAACTTTGTATTTGCCGTTATTACTTTTCTATTTTTTATAAACGAATCTTTTTTTATAAAACTACCATCGTTATCATACCAAGAAAAAGCAACTTGAAATCCATCTTTAATATATAATATTAAATTTGTATCATAGGAAATGGGATGTTTATTCGATACCTGATAAATATAATCACGTTCATATTCACCAGTAGTACCTTTGATATTACCAACGTCAAATTCTCCTTTTAAAATACATGTACCATTCTCTAAGTTAACTAAATCTTCCTTTAGTGACTTAACTCCGTCACCAGTTACTTTCGCATCAGCAAAGCCACCGTCTACGGATAGGGTTTTGTCTGATGCGTATTCCGGCGTAATTCCTTCTCTTGCAAACGTTCTTTTTTTTCCATCTGCTGTGATTATTCCCTTGAACGTATCTGCCATCTTTTTACTCCTCTCCGAATAATGTTGGTTCGTCTGGCTGAGCTTCTTTAACCATCGCCTTAGCTTCTTCCTCGGTCATTCCCTCGAATTTCACGAAATACATCCAAGCCGGTACTTTATTTGTAATAACATACTGCCACCATCTTGCTCTGTCTTCATCTCTATTATAGGTGATATCTCCGAAGTCGTAGGTCACCTCATATGCGCCCACAGGAGCCATGCCGTACAGGTCTGCAAACACATTTAGCGCATAGATGACTCCGTTCAGGCAGTCTTCCAACTTGTCGCGCACATCCTTGATAAATCCGATCGTTCGCCTATCATCCGCTTCCACCTGCCTAGCCGTCACCATGCCGGTTTTTTCATTAAAAACAAAGTACCCGTTGGAGAATCCAATCTTATATCCTATCTGGTTTAAAAGGGCATTTATGCCGCTTATACGGGTATCTGTGTTGAGAATTGGGTTGATTTCCTGATAGAACTCTTTCTCGTCCTGTCCGAATACATTCTTGACAAAGTGCGGTAAGTTCATCTTGTTCCGTCTGTTTTCCATGCTTTGTGGCGACATGGCTGATACAGGCGTGCCGCTTGGAATCAGTAGTCTATCATCTGCCAGAACAATCTTCTGCGAATCAAAAATCTCTCCGGCGTTTCTGCTGTATGCAATGTCAAAATCCTTTAATTCCTCAATTGCTTCTGCAAATATCGGCAATCCAAGAGGTGTACTGATATCCACATTGTTTGCCTGCGGTGTCCGCAGTACTCCGTACAGAGGCCCGTCCAGCTTCTCACCGTTTGCCTTGAGTATCGGCGGCGTATCTGCCATTAGGTCAGCCCACTTGGTCTGCTTAAGGTCGATTCTGTCACCGATTGACTGAGGGGATTTTGACACATAAGCTCTGTTAGAAACGTAGTACGGATAAGTTGTTACGCCATCTATTGTAATCTCAGCAAATCTATGATATTCAAGCCGTGTGTAGTATTTTCGTCCAACAGTATAAGAATCCTTGAATATAATCCCCTTGATCTCCTGATTGTCGTAATCTACAATCATCACATCTGCTGGGGTAAATACGTCAAGGCTCTCCCCGTTTGGTTTGATAAATACCGTTCCATAAGCACAGCCATATTCTACCCAGTGCCGGATTTGGAAATATACCTTGTTAATCTGCTTTTGTAGCCATGTAGCCCTTGTGGAACCGTCTATCTGAATGCCGATCGCCAATGTTGTGAGCCGAGCTGTCTCTGAGCAGACAGTTTTCGCAAAATTGATCGTCTTGATGTTATTCTTGTCATCTAGCCATTCCGGTACTCCCCTGTAAATGTTCGCGCACCGGTTAATCAGCGATTCCATCTCTGGAAATTCTGCTGCATGGATATTAAAATCCTCTTCGGCTTGTTTTTTGAATATCATGTTAAACCACCTTTTTAGTGTTGTTATAAGTCCCATTTAATCTACCTTTTAAAATCCATCCATCTTACAGAAGTATCTCGCACAATAATGTCTTCATATTCTACAACTTTTAAGATTTCGTTAATGTCAGATGATCCATATATTTTTAAACCGATGCTTAAGAATTTATTTATTTTATCTGAAAAGTACCTATCTAACATTTTATGCACTGTACCCCCTTCTTCTCCACATCTCTTCAGTGGCGTATCTGCAAGCATCTATAAAGTGATTATCTTTGTCGGGATAACCGCTTATAATGTTTCCGTCCTTGTCTCTCTCGTATTCGTACTTCTTGAACTCTTTTAAGGCTTTTGGTGTTCTAGCAGGGTCAAACACTAATTTTCTTTTTTGCAACCACTTCATTGAGTATTCAACGCTGCCAGGTCCCTTGATTGCTCCTCTTGCTGGAAGTCCTGCGTCCCTGTAATCATTTACAGATTTATTCTCAGCACTGTCACAAGTGATCACATAGTCATCATAACCACGCTTCTTGATTTCGGCAGCAGTCCAGTCATTTGACTTTTTGTTTTCGCCAATTTCATCAAGAAAATAAATTGTCTCTCTTGCATGGTCATAATAGAGCCGCGCAAATGCATAAGGATCTGGGAACCATCCCCAGTCAACACCCTGATAGATTCTATCAAAGTGACTAATTTCTTCGTCCGTGATAGTTCTTTCTTCGATATATTCAAAGATATTTCCACCATTTCCGTTAGCATGGCCTAAATACTCATTGTCGTAAGCATCTGGATTTACTTCTTTCAGATGTTCGGCATCTGCAAGAAATATATCTCCGAGCCATTCCTGTTCAACGTCAAGATCAAGGTATGTGCTATGCACAACCAGTGCGCTATCATCTTTTTCTTCTGCTTCTGCCGTATATTCATTTGCCCAGTTATTTTTACTTCTCGGCGGGTTGAATGATTTGAACTTGTACGCTTCGTTACCACCACGAATCGCAGACTGCTGAATATTTCGTATTTCTTCTGGACCGGCAAATTGATCAAGTTCCTCAAACCAGACAATGCCGATATAACCAAACTCCGGCTTGATGGACTTAATCTTCAACGGATCATCAGCACCACGAAAGTATATCTTCTGTCCAGTAGGCTTATATGTAATCTCCATAGGGGACACTTTACAGGTAAATTCCTCTGACAGGTTCAGCTTATCCAGTGCCCATTTCATCTGAGCATAAACAGAATCTTTTATTGTGTTCCCGACTTTTCGAAGAATCAGAGCGTGCATGTTCGAATTATTCTTCAGCAGTTCCGGTATAATCAATGATATTGTCGATGACTTCATGGATCCACGCCCGCCGGGGAGAATGTATTCGCTATGTTTCTTTTTCCGGATATCTCTAATCATTTTATGAAATACGTCCGGGACAATATCCAGATCAATATGATATTCACTTTGTAATCTGGCTTTTTCTTCTGCTTTCCGCTGCTCTTCTCTGGCTTCTTTTATAGCAAGCGTTTTTTCCAGATCATTCATGGACTTTAGCTGGTCGGAGAAGTCCGGAGCGAAACCGAACGAATCTTTTAGCTTACCTCTTGCGATCATGGAACGGCGCTGCTGGATTTCTGCCAGAGACATGATGTCAGTACATTTTTGTTTCTCGATTTTAGCCTGCTTTTTGGCTATATAAGATAAAACCTTATCATTTCTTATCAATCTATAGCCTTCCACTTCATAATTTTTATATCCAGATTTCCTTGCGGCATCAGATGCATTTCCGCCATTTTTTATATATTCTTTTACAAACGCTTCCTGTTTAGGCGTTAAGTTCATCTAATCACCTCTGTCTATCCTCATTTTCTGACTGCCTCCCATATTTCTTTTAGGCACATAACCACATCATACTGGGATGCAGTTCGTAATATTTCATAATCGCAATCTTTCCATTCGCCACGTTTTGTTGGTCTAAACACTGGTGTTGATATGATCGTTACTGTAATTAATCGTTCCTGTTCGTGGCTATAGAATTGTGATGTTCCGATTTTTATGACTAATCCGGTGGATAATATAGCTTTTTGAAGTTTTCTTGTAACTGCTTTTAAGTTCGCCATATTATCACCTCATTTCTGGCTATAAAACCCCATAGTAACACTTCTGAGTATATTCTATCATAGGTTGGCAGAAAAGTTGTGGTACATGTTTGAGGAATTTTGCACTAAAAAAAGAGCCGGTAAATACCGACTCTCTAATTTTATTCATTGCTTTGTAATTTTCTGATCGTCTCGCCCTGATCTCCCGGACGCCCCATGAAACATTCCGGGCAATGTTCGTAAAATGCACATCTGATGCAGTCATGTGGACTGATTGAGCTGCAATATTGATGTAGTACTGTGAATGCTGATATAGCGAGCTGTGGGGTTGTTTCTGGTGTAGGGTTGTTATTCATTCTTCATTTCCTCCAACTGTTTTACTGCTTTTCTATAATCCCTATTCGCAGACCGGAACATCATCAAGAGTATTTCAGATACAGGCCTTGTCCGATTTCTTCGCTTTGCTTTTTTGATGCATGTAAGATCATTTGCTTCTGGTACATATATTCCTACATAATGTGGAATTTCAAGGGATACCGCAGCGCATACATATGTCGGCATAACCAGGTAGTTATAATCACCAATAAAATTCAACCCATGACCAGAACGAAAATCTTCAGCTGATGATTTAACCTCATAACAATAGCAGTCACCTTTTTCTATCCCGGACACGCTATTATTCACCGGCACGAACCGCATATAATCCACCCTTACCGCATGATCTGTCGAATAATCAAATGTCACTTCTTTCGCCCAATAAATACGTGGATCATTGTGAGGATTTATTTTCTTTTCAAGCATGGCTGATAATTCTGCTGTAATCTCAGGTCTTGTCATTTTGAATCTCCTCCAACTTCTTCTTAGCTTCTTCACGGGTGAGGAATACGGTTTTACCAAATTGGTTAGCATAAAAGCTTACATTTATAGACGAAAGACAAGTTGGACGCACATAATATTCTTTTTTACTATCACATTCGTATTCACATCCACTACAACTGTATTCATCAAATCTTGATCCACATTTCGAACAAATCGTCCATCTGGAAGATATGAGGTATATTTCTGCGTTCTTATTAGCTGGCAGTCTCACAAGCAATCCCTGTTCTTCTAAGTCTTCATAAACAGCAAGTTTCGTAAGAATTTTATCCGCAAACGGTTTTAATAATCCATCCGTAATTTCTTCTTTTGCAACTCCTGTACCATCAACATTTCTTTCTCTTTCTGTTAATCTCTCCATCTACTTCACCTCTTATCGCTTGCTTTTTATCGCTCATTTTCATCGCTTGTTTTTGTAATTTCTCTCAAGCAGGCATTCCAACCGTCGGCAAATAAGTTTTTCTGCACTTCGTAATTGCTCACGGGTGCAGTTGTACTTTTCTTCTCTGGTAACAGCTTCAATGGACACCAATCAGGTCTTGATTTGCTTTCGTAATCATAATGTTCTTCTGTCATCAGAATTACATCATAATCTAAACAATCGGCTAATTCACAGTATCCCTCATATTCAAGTTCGCCGCAGTATTCAGTTCCGAACGGGCAATCGTAACAGTTTTTCGGTGTATCCGTCACTAATGCTGATTTTCTCATTTTTCTCTTTCCTCTTTTCTATAAGAATGCTCCATACTGTGCAGGATTGATAATATCTTCCTTCTCTCTGGTAGCATCTGCGTATCCGAGCCTTCCATTCTTTCTATTTTCTTCTTTTGTAAACATGGTTGAAATGTCTTTGCCTTTATTCATCTGATTCCTCCTGTATCTTAGAAAGTGGTTCAAATCTTCTTTTCTGCTTTACATTTGGATATTTCTTTCTGTCCACATCACTCGTAAACATAGTCAACGGTCTGCACCATGTTACAAATGGGTATGCAAAGCACTTGTAGATCACCATGATTTCATCAGATTCTGTATGTACTGCGATATCGGTGACAATATAGATTCTTCCTTTGAAGTGTTTATATCTTCTTCCGACCATGCTATCTTTTAGCTTCCCTAATGTCCCAACTGATACATTGCTCATTCAGCTCCACCGCCTTCCACGATTTTAATAGCATAGTCTATAGCTCTATTCCATTCCAAGTCCTCATCATTGGAAACAACACGAAATCTGTCCATAAGCGATTCCGTAACTTTTTCCGCATCAAAAGCTGTTGGCTGCTCGTCAATCTTTTCAAGGATCTCTAAATCATCAGAATATGCACAATGTATCGCATGTTTCAATTTATCTGCATCAATTAATCTGCCCATCTTTCATCCTCCCACACTCCCAACAACCGCATCCTCTCATACAGTACAGCGACGGTCTTGCGCCTGTATCCGTAGAAGTCTTTCGGATTCATCGGGATATATCTTTCTTTGCTGATTTTCCTGTAACTTTTCCGGTGTAAGATATTTTCGATAACCATATCCGCTATCACCGTGTTTTTCGGGCAAGCTGACAAGGCAGCACTGGAAAGCAGGTATTCGTGCTCTGTCGGGAAGTCTTTCATCATCTTATTCAGTTTTTCAATGTCCTCTGCCGGAATACCGTAGTCTTTCAGCTTTTTATTCCTTGTCAGCATACCGTTCTCCTTTCTAATCGTCTGGGTGGTGCTTATCGTACATGATCGCTGCACATACAAGTCCAGTCACTCCGAATATAGTTCCAAGGGTGAATCCTAATAAGAATGTAATCATGCTCCGCCCTCCTTAACATAATCTTCGCAATCTTCTGCATATTCGTAGCTATCCATCATATCACACCGGTTATCGCAACCGCCTTGCTTATCGCAGCAAATGCAGCACTGTGTTTCATTGTCCGGACATTCTAATTTGCAATATCCCATTCAGTCCTCCTTATACCATTTCGGTAGTGGCATCCAGGCAATAACTTTGTACATTTTCGTTCCTCCATGTCCATCTGAATATTTATCCCATTCAAGATACCCATATTTTCTTTCATTCCAGTATCCGGTATCACCAAATTTTAAATAATTCGCAATTCCATAAAGTTTTTCAGGTGTTCCATAGACTTTTTCAAGCGTTACAAGACACTCTTTTTCGTCTTCCGGCAATCTCTCACTGACCGGTATCCAGTTAGTATATTCTAAACATTCAATAGCTTCTACCTCCTCGTAAGTCTTTTTGAATATATCTGGTTTACATGGATAAAGCTCTCCATGGACACCGCGGATGATGTAATCTCCTGCTTTTGCAACCATGATTCCTTCAAGTGTTTTTATCTCGCACCACGCTGGATCTGGATGGTATTTTCCAAAATGGTGAGTTATAATGTCATTTCTGCTGACTGCATCCCAGAACCAATCTTCTCCAATCAACCCTCTTTCGTTAAGTTGAAATGCATCAATTACAACTGGTTTCTTTCTGTACTTCATACTTCCACCTCGCTATCCTCTGGCATCTGGTAATCAATATGTCCATTTACATAGGCTTCCTGGATCATATCCAGTACTTTCATGGCTTTTGCTTCTGAAGAATATTTACCAAGTCTATATCTGTTTTCGTTCTCTAGGCTTAAAATAGCAAAACCCTTGTCATTTTTCGCAATATAAACTACAGTCGAATTGCTAAAGTTTAATAAAATTGTTTTATCCTGACTTCTGATTAACATTTTGTGTCCTCACTTTCTCATATAATTCAAAATATTCTTCCCATGTTTCTGGCAGTTTGGTACAATCTGGCTCATAAGGTTTTGGATATACAGTATATCCGCACTTCGTACATTTGATTTGTGGCGGAAAATCTCTGCTCCATTCCATATTTCCGCCGCATTTTCTGCAACGAATGTATCTCTCTATTTTCTTTGGTTTCGTTTTGAAAAATGAAGTGTAATTATTATTTTTCATTCTATCCTCCTAACATCTGACAATCTCAATATTGTTATCACTGTAAAATCTGTATGAATCATCTCTGACTTTCTTAACTTCACGTATGATAACTTCCTTCGCTTTACTGACAGCTTCCTCGAAATCCTCTGTTCCGAGATTGTGGTTGTAAATATCCAATGCGCTACAGTTGAGAAACAGTACATTTCCGTAACCGACGTATTTGTGGATAACGATTACTAAAGAATTGTATTTCAAAGCGAAAACGCTTCCGGTTTTGGGCTCTTCGTTATACTTAGCGTTACTTTTGAATTTCATTTTGCGTCCTCACTTTCCCCGTTTTCGTATTATAACCCGGCTTTTTCCAACAATTTACCTATATCGGAAATTTTCGTCTTCTGGTTGTACTCGAAAGAAATTTCGCCGTTTTTGTCGTTCTTGAACATTATCCTGCTTGTTACCGTGCAAGTATTACCAAAAAATTCTATACTTCGAAATCTGGTTGAATAGCTTGTGTATTTTGAAAATGCCTTCAAAACTTTCTGATACGTTTTATACTGCACACCTTCAAGAATTTCGTACCCCAGTTTTTCCTTGTTAATGACCGAAAAAGTTTCGTTATAATAATTGCACAACTTTTTAGAGCCTATTTCCCGGATAACGACGCAATCACTTTTTACCTCATGCACGAAACCGACCATAAATTCATTCGGGAAAATAGTAGTATTCGCCATAACTAGATCACCGGCTTTTAATTCATGCGTGTTAAATATAAACGGTCGAATATAATCTTCTTTCTTTGCCGTACAAGAAGTCAGTCCCGGTATGATCCTTGAAATAATAATCATCAAAATGCGTTCTTTATCTCTCATTTTTCTTATTCCCTTTCCCCATGTAAGCAACTACATGGTTAATCAACAAAACTCCATCTGTCCATCATCAATAAACTTCTTTTTCTTCCGGCTTAATGTATCACCCTGCTGTTTCAATCTATCTACACGGACTTTCTGGTTAAAGTTTGCCATATAATTATCGTCAACTTCTGGCGGTACTTTTAGAAAGTATTCTTCTGGAAGTGGAAGATTATGTTCCTCGCAACAATTTGCAATCTCATTTCTGTATGAAAGAATATGATTTCTGGTTAGATTCATATTGCATCCATCCGCCCAAAATGGATCATTACAACCATTTTCATTGATGTGCTCCCAGATAGCGCGCTCATGTAATAGGCCTTCTCTTAACAACTCTAATTCCTGTTCCGGTGTTTTCTGCTTCATTCTCGTTCTCCTTTCGCCCATGTAAGCAACTGGCACGCTATTGTGCAGTCTTTTCTACGAATATATCTTTTATTTCCACTCCAAAAAAATCAGCAAGTTTTTGCGCGTTAACCACTGATGGAGTTCTCTTTTCTCTTTCCCAATAACTCACCAAAGACTGTGGCACTCCTATTGCGCTCGCCAATTCTTTTTGAGACATACTGCTCGCTTCCCTCAGAGTACGAATTCTATTCATTTAATTTAGCTCCTTGTCAAACTCCCATCTTCTTAACCAGATTCTTATTCATCTCGTCAAATCTTACATCTGTGTTCTTTTCAATGTCCTGTATCATGTTCAGAACGCTCATTTCACCTCTATTTGCCATTTCAACATACTTATTGGCAGTTCTTATCACATCAAGCAAACGCTTCGTGGAAAAGCCATATAAACGTCTCAGAGCCATCATGGTAGTGACAGTGTTGATCGTGTTGCTCCAATCTTCACCAACAGTGAATCCATCCTCGTAGGCTTGCTGCTCTACGTCTTTTATCTGTCTATAACAGATCTGCATTGAACGCCCGAACGCCTGAGCTGCCTGATTAGAAGTCTGAACAGGAAATCTGGTCTTTTTCTTGACTTTTAACTTGCTACTCATTTTTCCTTCACCTTTCTGAACTTATATCCTGTCACTCGATACGCTCGTGGCGTACCGGGGTTGTCCGTCTCAAGTAAGCCACCTTCCAGTAATTCGCCTCCATGCCTCTGCACCGCTCCTCGCTTCATGGCTATGCCACAGCCATGCACATCATTTCAGAACCTTTCGTAGCAATTCCTTCGCACTTCCTCGCCAAGCCATGCCATTGCTGTGTTTATACGACATTCTTTTCCGTGCTTCTTATATTTTACATTTCCCTGTTGACACATCTTCCGCCCATTTATAGAGTGCTAAAGACAGATACCTTGCCAAACTGTCTGGATAGATTTCATATAAATCCTCGATTTTTTTATGTAATGCATCAAAATATTCATCATCATTTTTTACATCGTAAAATTCTTTTATTGTCTTCCAAAACTCTGGACTACTGCATTGCCTTTAACTCATCTTTAATTCTTGTAATTATCTGCTTAACCATCTTCTCTCCTCTATCCCATTATGCTCGCAAGGAACTGTCTCTGTTCTCCTGCTGCTTTTTTCTTTCGAATGCCTTCCTCCGGCATCTGTAACTCTACACAGGTCTTGATGATCCGGTCTCTGGTCCTGGTGTCCACATTCAGATTATCGGTGCTCATGTTGGAAGTGTAAATTGTAATGTTTCCGTCCTCCATACGCTTGTTGATCAGACGGAACATTTCCTGCCGCTGCCATTCCTTGTCTGCCTGTGCGCCGATATCATCCAGAACAAGAAGTTTGCAATCCCGGTATACCTGACTGGGATCCTCTTCTCCGCGATCGCGCTTGTAGCTGTCACCAACAGCACTTATGTAGTCAGGTGCAGTCACGAAACGCATTTGCAGATCGTATTTCATCATCACCGATTTCGCCAGGCAGCACGCCAAGAAGGTTTTTCCACTTCCCGGTGTCTTGCTCCACAGATACAGTCCCTTTCCTGCCATTTCCCACTTCTGGAAATGGTTCAGAAAGGTGGTGCACAAGTCTCTCAATTTGCTCATGTCTCTTTGATAAATATCAAAATCGAACTTGCCAAGATCTGCATCATGGTACTCTTTTGGTACTCCGGTACGGTCCTGTGCTCTATAACCACCTTTGCACTTTGGACATCTGCGAGCATATTGAATTTCTTCTGGAAGTCCGTAATCATAGACCGTGGCATAATATGTCTCCCATCCAGTCCCATGGCACACAGGACACTCACCATAATCTGACTGAGTTAGTTGGTTCTGGTTCATCTTTTATCGCCTCTTTTCTCGCATCATAGTTTCCGTCAAGGACCTTTGCCATGTTGGAATCACTGACCAACCAGTCAAATGTTGCTGACCAGTTGCGTTTATTTTTTCCCTTCAGGAAGTCGGAAGCCTCTGCCTTTTCAAACAAAGTCTGGAAGTCATCAAGAGTGTAACCTGTTTTCATTCTGGCATTTATAGCCTTCTTCCTTGCCTCAGACATCTTTACCAGGCGGGGATACGACCCACAAACGGAATTGTACAATTCACGAATCGTGGCATAGATGCTGTTTTCAGGAGTTCCACTCTCATAATCTCCTTTAGGAGATTTATTATATTCTTCCTTTCTTCCTTTCTTCCCTTCTTCTATTGTTGCCCATCGACTGCCATCTGGCTGCCCATCGACTGCCATTTGACTGCCACTTGACTGATACTGATTGTAGTTTTTTACTGTAATTACGCTAAATTTAGGGTGTCGGCTGACTGCCACCTCTCCGGTATTTTCCAGATGTTTCAGTGCAGTTCTCACGTTCTTTATTGTGAGTCCTGTTTCTGCCGCCATATTCTGCTGCGAAGTAACCAGTGAGCCTCTCGGCACTTCTGTTCCCTGGAAGCGTCTCGGCTTCCAGTTTGCCTTTAACAGGATATGCAGGAACAGTACCTTCGTATTGATGTCCGTGTACCATTCCCAATCAAGGATTTTTCTGCTGATCTTCACGTAGTCCATAACCAGCCTCCCATTCCCTGTATATCTTCATCCATTCATCAAACGGCATCGTAACCAGCCATTCACAATGGTTCTTCCTGTGGAAAACCGCCGGAAGTTCATCCGGTTTCCGATCCCTCTTCGACTGATCTACAGCCTCATATATATTTAGTTTTTCTCTTCTCTTCACTTCAATGTGAATTCCAGGAAGACCAACTACATCCGCATCTCCGTTGGACCCACAATACTGCTGCCCTCTTCTTGCCTTGTAACCATACCCGCGAAGGATACCGGCTACTTCTCTTTCTCCGACAGCCCCTTTACTTCTACTATTCATGCGTCTCCTTTCCCCCTCAGGAAGTTATAACAGGCCACTCACTGAGGGAAAATCGTGTGATATATCTATATGAATTTTAGTTGCACCCGTATTTTTTATATATAAGCTCTTTTGGATTCCATCCGGGATAGATACAACTCATGTATTTTTCGATATATGCCAGCATATCTGGTCGTAAACCTTTTACTCCATTATCTAGGAGCTGATGGTGGTATCTACATCCGGTAACTCCATTCTGTTCGATTCCAAGTCCACCCTGTGATCGGTTGACAATATGCATAATATCAAGCTGCTTATATTGGAAATCGGATGAAGAATGCATATAAAAACCAATCTGGCAAAATATGCATCCGTGATCTCTATCGAGAATTCTTTTGCGCGTTTTTGCATCAAACTGTAACGCTTTTGTTCTTTTGTTCATTTACACCACCTATCCCATACTGCTCAAAAAGCTTTCGTTTCTCAAATGGCGTCATAATCTCGCCGTCTGGTATTCCAGAATCCCTGCAATCTTGAATCAATCCACTAATCAAGCGTGCCATCTCCTCTGTGTCATATGTACTGGATCCTCTAAGAAGGACATACACTCTTTTAATTTCCCCATGCTTTGTGACCACTGTCTTTGGAAGCGGATTAAGATGATATTCCACCTTGTCCAAAACATCCCTTTCCGTTTCTTCTGTATCAGGAAGATAAACCGCAACCAGATTTCCGTCCACGTGTTCTATCTGGCCGTAACGACGTAACATGTAGTTATGAGCCTCGTTATTCGTCCAGCCGTGGACTTTAGCAAGTTTGGTAAGCAATACCCAGTAATACGCATTTGCATCTAAGGAACGCTTATCCCTGTGCTGCTTAAGGCGTATATCCAGTTTCTCATGCTTGATGAGTTCCATTACTTCCTGAGCATTTTCATTCAGTTCCACCTGTAAGCTCCACTTTCCGGTCACGAGATCTTTCGCCAGTGATTTGATTTTTCCTGTAAATTCCATTTACGCACCACAATTTTGTTTGAAGTAGTTCAAATTTTTAGGATCTGTTATCGCTTTGATATTTCCAATAGTCAACTGGCTAATAGATGTCAGCTTATATGCTTTAAGAATCTTCTTCTCATTCAGAGCGTTCTTATTCAAGTATGATCTGAGTCCAGATATATCAGTACTTGACACTTCGGAAGAACTGTCATCTGCCCGATCATACTTGGTATGGCTTTCTTTCCAGTAAACATCTGCCCCAATACCAAGATTCTTGCATGCCACTGACAATGCATCCGTGGTTGCCATTTTGTAACACTCATCAGATACATAGACTCCGTTCCGTTCTTTTGTCGCCAACTTACTGCCGCCGGTTCCGGGAATTGCCTGTGACCACTCGCCCTCGTATTTGACGTACAGTTCAATCGCCACGAAAACACATATCTCATCACCAACAGTCTCCATCCATTTCTCAACTGTTTTGTAATACCAGCCAAGACCGCAGGGGCCGAACTGCTCCGTCAAGCACTTGATGCGCCACATCGGGTTGATGTCTGTAAAACCTTTCAACCGTCCTGCCGTAATAGCTCTTTGGGCATCTTTAGGAACTTCCCGAACCTTGTTATATAACTCAAGATTTTCCATAAGCCTCTCCTACTTGATCTGGATATTCTGCGAAGTTATCAGAGTAATTCCCGGAAACTTTTCTCCGGCTTTCAGTGCTGCCTTCAGACCGGCCTTGTCCGGCTTAGGCTCTGAATACTTAAGATATTCTTCTGGGACAGATGCACCCTCCGCAATATCCACGGAGCTACCACTTCTAAAAGAAATTGCTACTCTTGCAGACTTAAACTTTTCACCATCCAGATATCGGGAAAGATACTCTTTCAGTGATGCCGCTTTGCTTTCTGCGACTTTCTGCCTCTTGGCAAGATTTTCTTTTTCAGATTTCAGTGCTTCTGCATCTGACAAAAGATTTTTGATCCAGCAACCGATGTTCTCGATTTTCTGGTCTCTTTCCATCTGTAGAGATTCAAGCTTTTTGATATCTATGATTTCCCCTGTTTCCATATCTACGCAATTAAGGATTTCATTTTCGATTTCGTACAGATTCATTCTTATTTCCCTCTCTTTCTACTAATCTATAGTTGTTTGCTTGTCTTTTTATTGGCCCGGAATGTCTATGCGTAATGATTTCCAGGTATTCATCCTTTATATCTCCGTTGCCAGTGAAGTTCATAGCGGACACCTCCCGTTGATAAGCAGTTCCAAAAGGTATTTCTTCGCACCCTCAAAACTTCCAGCTTCGGACGGAAACTCGTAAAACTGGCACACTGAAAAATGCTTTACGATCTCCCCTGCATCATTAAATACATAAATATAAACTCTGGATATGTCGTCACACGCCGTATAGTCAAAATTCACATGCGCCGTTGTTTCACTTGAAACTCTCAGACACAAATCAAATATTTCTCTGATTTTCTCTTCGTTCATAATTTCCTCCTTGTATTGACTTTTGGTTTCTTTCCTTCTACAATGAAGAAGAGATATATTGTCTTGGATCCTTATTTGAGTTGCAGCTCTGAGGATCCTTTTTTAGTTGGCATGTCTAGCATGTCCATTCTTTCCACGTCCTTGCTATGTACACAGCTCCGATCAGTCCCAACGCTCCCATGATCTGGTCACGGCTGTTGTCCCAGGTCCAGAACGGAAGATACGTTGCTATCCCTCCAATCAGAATGGAGTCTATCCAATCTTTCATGTCAAAGCCTCCAATATTTCCTCGTTAGGGAAGTTCAATCGAATAAAAATATGCCGCAGTTCCGGATACGTGAATGTTTCTGGCTTATTTCGCTTTTTACGGAAAGTGTTTTCTGCCATTCCGGTAATTGCTGCCATCTGTGCATCACTTACTCGCTCGGCCTCCATCCTTTTTGCAATATTGCCTTTTAAAAGGATGTATTTCTTTTGCTCTGTGGTATATCTGATTGCCACAGTCTTTCCTCCTTTCTTACTTGATAAACATCCATGCAGCGTTTGAAAAAATTAATGCAATCATGGTTACAATCCATGCGCAGAACCATTTGTGAGTCTGCTTTTTTGCCTCTCTTACAACTTCGACTGCATAGAAAGTTTCGAACTCTTCAAAATTTGTCACTTTTTTATCCTCGGTTTTCTTCATAAAAAATCCTCCTGTTCTCTTGCGAAATACAGGAAGAAATGATATGATTATCCTGTAATCCGCTAAGGTTAGTTTAGTGGTTTACAGCTCCGAGGCGAGAGGGTTCAGCTCTCCTTCGGAGCACTTTATTTTTCAAAATGTTTTTCCATAAGGTCAGCAATCATTAGATATTCTTCTGCAATTTTCCCTTTTCTGGTATTTTTAACCTGTTCACGGAATTCTGGAATAGTCCCAAAGAAGCATCCGCATGCAACTCTGACCTTTTTATCTTTGCATCTAAAAAACGTAGTGGTACGGAATTGAGTACCAAATCCATGAATAGTTGTGTAATCTGCATCGCCGTACACCCTTGCATCGCCGGACACCATTGCATCGCCGTACACCCTTGCATCGCCGGACACCATTGCATTGCCGTACACCATTGCATCGCCGGACACCATTGCATTGCCGTACACCATTGCATTGCCGTACACCATTGCATTGCCGTACACCATTGCATCGCCGGACACCATTGCATCGCCGGACACCATTGCATCGCCGTACACCCATGCATCGCCGGACTGGTTTACATTTCCTTCTTTTTCTACCCATCCGCCAGTTTCTCCGGCTTCTACATCCCCAAATGAAATGAGTGCTTTGATTCGGAAAAGTTTCTTTCCGAAAATGTTAATTTTGGTTTCTGATGTTAATTCAAATTTTTTCATTTTCTTCCTCCTCTTTAATTACTGTGAAGTTACAGCTTCTTTCTTATCTGATTTTTGCTCCAGATTATTCTCAGAAAAACTTTCCGTCTTACCGAGAATGTATCCCTTGTCAAATTCTGACATATTAGGAATCACTTCTTTCAGCTTTTCAACGATTCTTTTTTCTTTTTCTGACATATACTCACCTCTTTTCTTGTGATATACTCCCAGTAGACGGGAGGTGATATTGTGTATCTCAATAAAGAACAATTTAATTTCTTGAAATATCTTTCAAGCAAAGAAAAAATTGAATATTCTTCTCTTTCGGAAAATGAAATCAAAATTTCCAGTTTTCTTGAAGAAGAAAAATTAATTTCTGTTAATAGAGAATCTTTTCCTAGAATTAATCAAGACGGTCAGGTCAGATACGTAAAAGGAAAAACCCTCTCTATTGCGATTTCCGAACAGGGAAAATCTTATATTGCTGAAAGAAAACATGAATTTAAAAAGTTGTTATTGAAAGATGTGGCTATTCCGATTATTGTTTCGATTCTTACCACCCTAGCACTAAACGGATTAAAACTGTTGCCACGCTTGCTACAATTGCTGGAATCACATATTCCATAATCGGATGGCGTTTCATATTTTTTCCACCTCCTTTGTTTACCTTGTAAACACAGTATAGTCCCTCGGGCAACATTTGTCAATACCTTCTTGTTGACTTTGTAAACATTTTATGATATTATATTTTCAGAAAGGAGGAATTAAATTGAAAGACAGGTTTAAAGAGTTGCGAAAAGAATTAAACGTAACTCAGCAAGAATTTGCAGACAAACTAAAGATAAGTAGGAATTTTGTAGCGCAAATTGAAATGGGAAGCAAGGTTCCGTCAGATCGGACTATTGATGATGTTTGCAGAGAATTTAACGTAAACGAAGAATGGCTCAGAACTGGAAACGGAGATATGTTTGTACCCGGAATTAAAGACAAACAAATTTCTGCCATGCTTGCAGACGTAATGAAATCTGGAGAAGATTCTTTCCGACACCGTCTCGTGTCTGCATTAGCCAGATTGGATGATGAGGGATGGGACAATTTAGAAAAACTTATTGACATGATTGCTAATAAGTAAAAAGAAAGACAAGGGCAATGCGCAAACCCTTGTCTTTTTTAATGTTATCCGATTAGCCTTTTCACAAATATATAAATCACTTCTATCCAATGATTATTCGTGCATTTTTCAACCATCTCAATAATCTCTTTCTTATAATCCATAAATAACCCTCCCTATTGCAATTACCACTTACACTACAGTATATGTCCGGTTTGTGGGAATAGCCGAACATTAGTTCTCTTTTTGCTATTATACCACTAATGTTCGCCCTTGGAAACTGCCAGATATACACCGATATGTTTATGATTGCATAGAAATTATTCGTAACACCAAAGATATAGTCTTTTCTGTTTAGTGGCAGGGCGAATAAAAACGGTGGCATGGTCTGCTTTATTTCATGGGCGCTATTCTTATGTAGGGTAGAAGATCTGTACGCATTTTGGACAGAATACACTTCTGACTCTTCGCGGATATAATCGTCTACGCACATTGGTAAACAAACAATGTAATTAAGCAAAAGCACAGCTCCTATTATAATTAGTATATTTTTGATTATTTTCATTTTACAAATCACCTAAAAATGTCTATTTACAACTAAATTTAACGATGTTATAATAAAAATAACATATTTAAACACTTTTTTTTGCAAATGGCGAAAACAACGCCCATAAGGGAATGATTTGAATGAAAATTGCGATTTGTGACGATAATCCTTTGCAGATTGATTTTTTTAAGGCTCATGTTGATGAGTTTTTGAAAAAGTGTGGAGACAAGAGCTACACGCTAAACACTTATAGTAGTGGGAAGCCGCTGATTGATGATATAGCAGACGGTCAATGGTACGATATAGTCGTGCTGGATGTGGTCCTAAATAATGAGAATGGCATAAATGTCGCAAAGCAGCTCAGGAAAAATGGATATAATGGCAACATTGCCTTCTGGACAGCATATAAAAACTATGTATTTGACGCATTAGACGTCTTACCAGTGCATTACATCATCAAAGGTTCTGAACATGGACGCATGTTTTCTGTCGTAGCGCACACGTTGGAAGATATCCGAGAGAAAGCCTTAACTATCAAAAACCGAGACCACTTCCACCGGGTAGAATTCCGGCATATCGAATACATAGAAAGCCGAAATAAATCAATTCTCGTCCACTGTACTTGCGGCGTTATTCATGTAGCACGTGGAAAGCTGTCAGATATAGAGCCGCATCTTGATGGAAGATTTCTCCGTTGCCATCAAAGTTATATCGTCAACATGGACGAAATTAAAGATGCATCAGATCATTTTGAGATGATATCGGGGGATATTGTTCCAATCAGGCAGAGGGAGGCTGCCAAAATAAGGAATCTATATAAGAATTATATCGAGAATTTTGAGTAATCGTGTCAAAAGGGGGAAATATGAAAAAAATACGAAATGTGTTGATGATCGTTTGGACCGCATTAATTGTATTAATGATTGTGGCCTTGATGAGTTCAAACGATCTTTCATCAGACAATATTATGGTCGTTGTTGTACTTGAGGTATTTGGAATTGCTGTTTTGTATCTTATTTTTGCACTTTTGCTGTCTATTAAAAATAAGGTTCAAAAACCTGCAATATCAAATAATTCCGTAGCAACCCAGCCAGCGGTTGTAGAAAAACCTGTTCGAGTATTGAATCTGAGAGTTATATCCGGTAAGGAGGATTTTGAGCTTGGTTCCAAACACGCAAGATTTGATTTGAAGCAATGGAAAGATGGGTCTGTTACAGTGTCAGATGCTCCAACCAAATATGAACTTTTCGACTATGAATGGAACGGGCCGGAATACAGAACAGTAGAAAAGACAACTACAACATCTCACACTAAAGGGAAAAGTAAAGAAAAAACGAAACGAAGAGGGCATTTAGCAGGAGCCGTTGTTGGAACCGCTATTGCTCCGGGAGTTGGAACTATAGTCGGTGCAGCTGTTGGAACTGGAAAGAAAACCAAAGGAAAGAATAATTCCACTACTACTGGAACTGCTACCACAACAAGTGATAACATTGAAGTGGATTCTTATGCATCTATGAAAATGCGGAATATCGAAACCAATCAAATAAATACTATTGGATTCCGCTGTAGTTCAAATATAGATATGCAGTTAAAGAGCTTCAATATTTCCAAAAGCTCTGATGCTGTTGAAAATGTTCGAAATCAGAAAACATCCGTTGAACTACTGAAGGATTACAAAGAGCTTTTAGATAGCGGTATTATTACTCAAGAAGAATTTGACCAGAAAAAATCAGAACTTTTATAAAAAAGAACCGGCTCTCACTACCAATGAGAACCGGTTTTTAAAAAAAAAAGAAAAATATTTTTACGTTCCGCAAAGCATACTGAAGTGAAACGTATCGCCTGACAAGTCATATTGTATCATCTTCGGTGTGTTCGGACAAGTCAGAAAGTTTGTTCGGTTAATAAGGAGGAAAAGAAATGGCAACTGCAAAAAAACTGCCATCTGGCTCATGGAGATGTCAGGTATTCAGTCACATCGAAGAAATCCCATTATCAGACGGGACCATCAAAAAGAAAAGGGTTTATAAATCTTTTACATGCTCAGATCCTAGCAAAAAAGGGAAGCGAATCTGTGAGCAAATGGCTGCCGAATGGGCAGCAAAAAAAGAAAGTGAAGTATTGACTGCGCGATATGTTCCACCAGAAGATATGACATTAAAAGAGGCATGTAATAAATACATAGAAAGCAGAACAGGTGTTTTATCCCCTGGAACTATTAGAGAATATAAGCGATCTGTCAAAAGAGACATGGCTAAACTTATGTCATTAAATATAATGGAAATCACTCAAGAGGATGTTCAAGCTGAAATGAATCGTGAAGCACTTACTCATTCGCCAAAAACTGTGTACAATATGCATGGCTTTCTTTCTACTGTCTTGAAGACTTATCGTTCGGATTTCATCTTAAGAACTTCCTTACCTAAAAAGGTAAGACCGAAAATCTATGTACCTACATCTGCCGAAGTCAAAAAGGTAATTGAATGTACTGTAGGTAGTGAATTAGAGATACCTGTTCTTCTGGCAGCATTCGGTCCAATGAGGCGGTCAGAAATCTGCGCGCTTAATTCTGATCATATCAAGCAGAACATAGTACATGTCGAATATGCTATGGTTATGAATGATTCTCATGGTTGGGTTATCAAAAGACCAAAATCTTTTGCTGGCGATCGTTTTATTCCATTTCCGGATTTCGTTGCAGAAAAACTTAAAGGTATACATGGAAAAATAACAAATTTGAATCCGGCGCAAATATCTAATAGATTCGCTGATGTTTTAGAGGATAATCATATACATCATTTCCGTTTTCATGATTTGCGTCATTATTGCGCATCTGAGTTGCATACTCTTGGAATTCCAGATGTATATATTATGCAGCGCGGCGGTTGGGAGGATGATACCACATTAAAAAATGTATATCGGCACGTTCTGGTTGATCGAGAAAAAGAGATGAATGAAATTGGGAATGATTATTTTTCAAAGCTATGCAACACAAAATGCAACACGAAATAAACAAATGCTGTAAAATAGGGAATGTTAGGCTTTTTCTTACAGGTTCAAGTCCTGTCATCCGCATTTTTATGAAAATCTTGTATTCACTGGTTCTCGCAAAGAACGTAGTGTTTTCAATGGTTTCGGCAATTTCAAATTAGCTCATAAAATATGTTATTTTGCCAGTTTTGGCATAAAAAAGAAGAACTATGCAACACGAAATGCAACACGAATTTGATACAATATGTAAAAAAACAGCCCCAAGGAGTAACCTCCAAGGGGCTTAAGTTTTATGCTTTTTAGATTGCAATCAAATCTTTCCAGGTGTTCTCGCCACACTCTCCGTCTACCACCAGTACTCCATTTCTGGATTTCTGATATTGCTTTAATGCATAGATGGTATTCTCATCTGCTTTTCTGGACAGCGACAGGGCTTTGCCGTTCTTTCCTTTAAACCCTCTCGCAATCAGAATCTCCTGAAGTAAGAGTACTGATGTTCCTTCGCTTCCAAGTTTTACTAATTTTGGCTCAAACATATAACCGGCTCCTTTCGTGGTTATTGTAGTTGTTGTATTATTTGCAGTATTGCTGGATTTGCTTCCGCTTGTGACTGCAATAGCTACATGGTGGCTGTCATTCAGAAGAATGTCTCCGGCTTTCAGATAATCGCCGGAAGTCAGATATTTTTTATCTGTCAGTACCTTTGCCCCTGCATTCTTCAATGCCTGTCTCATGTTTCGCGTTGTCAGATAGATGCTTACTGCTTTCAGTTTTGCATTATTTAGGCGATATCCAGCACCCTTAACGATTGCAGCTGTACTTGCACTACAGTCAGATTCACAAGCTATTGTGATCTGCGCCGGATCGTAGTTACTTGCTTTTAAGTGCCGCCAGAATGAATACCGGTCATTGCTGTTTCCGGAAGTACCCTGATCGTATCCGATGAGATTGTTCTGTGCCGCTTTTGTCGCCATGTCTGCAATCATGGTTGCGATTTTGGCGTCATTGAATCTTAGGACACAGAGCCACGGTCTACTGTACCAGTTCATGATCTGATATTCTGTACCAGTCTGATCTCCTGCTTTCCCACCTGCATATCTTCCTCTTTCATCATGTCCGCAGTTACTGATTTTTACCATTTTAGTTTCTCCTTTCTGGTTAGAATCTCTGTAGTCCTTGTAGAACACATCCATATCAACATTTCCGCTGATTCCTGGAACTTTTCCTTTGCTGGAATACTGCCAGCCTACACCGGCCAATGGCTTCAGTCGTGTTTGGACAGTGCCGTTATCATCCGCTGGATAACGAGCAATCCAACAATCATACTGCTTCAAAGCATCTGACAGAACGTTATTATACCAGTCCAGATTACAGTAGATACCGGCCTTATAACCAGCTTTCTTGATTCTGGTCAGAAACGCTACTGCAATATTCTCGATAGCCTGTTTTCCGAGACTTCTTTGCTGTGCCCATTCCAGATCGTAGAATACTGGAAAGTCAAGTCCACGTCCACCAAGAACAGAAATTACGTTCTCAGCTTCCTCGATAGCTTGTGCCGATGTTAAAGCATAGCTGTACTTATATCCACCAATAAGAATTCCATTGGATTTACAGCCCTTGTAGTTGTGTTCGAATGATTCGTCAATTCCAGATTTCTGATTGATTCTTAATATTGCAAACTTAACTCCAGATTTTGATACTTTTGCCCAATCCGGTTTCCCTTGCCACGATGATACGTCAATACCTTTAATTTCCATATTTATCAGCTCCTTTCATGAAATCATGAAACATATTTATGAAATTTTTAAAGTCTCTTAGTTAACTAAACAGGAGTAGGAAAATTTTTAGTTCCATGTTCCAGCTGTTTTTGTGTGATAAGTAAGAGTTGGAACATTGCATCCAAATAAAATGTACGCACCATAATCTCCCCTTCCATATTTTTGGACGATCATTGAATATCTAAATGCAAAGATAAAATTTACAAAAACTATTATTCCTTCACTTACAGGTATCTTATTATCAAAAACAATTTGTGCCGCTTGATCGGCTGATTGTGCCTCCGCTTGAGTAATTGTTCCTCCGTCAATGAATTTGAGTCCGGACGAGTTACTATTTTATGCAGTTGATCATCCATGTATTTTGGCTGCGGTATCCAATATACAATTCGGAAGTATCGTCTGCACCGAATACTCCAATCATTATAGCATCAGTGTAAGCCATTATAATTCCTTTAGTATATACCGGAATAGTTTTAGTACCCACAGTAATATTTTCGACGACAGAGAATCGGAATTGTACGTTTCTTTCATCAGTAAGAGAAGTAATGTTTCTGTATGGGAACGAGTTACTATTTTATATTTCATAAATCTTTAAGCCAACTTGAATATAACGATTGTACATCCACCAGATAAGTCAATCTTATATTGAAATGAAATGTTGCTATCAGTATATTTCATTTCAATGGTGTTGTCGTAATCCGCACCTTTAACAAGCGTTTCGATAAAAGAACCGTCCTGTGCCTGAATATTAACTATAGATAATGAACTTATCTTGTATCCTCCACTACGATACGTTGAAACTAGATAAAGTCCCGGAACAAGAGGAACAGTAACTAGTCCATTGGTGATCATACCTTTATAAAAGGGTTTTAACCGGTTACTATTTAATTCATTTAAAGCAGCTGGAAGTGTCTTTGTTCCCTGATCCAGTCCGAAGGTCTTTGATGTCAATTTATTGAGTACCGCATCAGCAAGCTTATCGTAATCAATTAGCTTGTTTGCCGCATCCTCCGCACTGTAAAGCATAAATTTATCTGCATCTTTTGGTGTTGTTTTTGCCGGATATTCATTAAATTTTGCCATATTAATTCTCCTTTTCTATATTGAGCTTTTTATAGAGCTGATTAATTAGTTTCTCCTGTCGGTCAAGCTGTTCTTTCTGGCTTTTAATCATCGCAAACATAGCCGGTATCATGATACGTTCGTTCCAGTCCTCAACAAGTCCGTTTTGATGCCGAGTAGCTTCTGGAAAGAATGCTTCTACATTCTCAGCAATAAACATCGGGATATATCTTCCTTCATTCTCGTCCCCTTTAACTAGATATCCCTCTTTATATTTCGCCCAAAGTGGTTTGATATTGTACCATTCTTCAATTTCTTGCTCTGAAATATCATTTCCAATATCTTTATAGCGTTTCGAGGATGAAGATTTCAGCATCAGCTGTTTGTATCCTGTACGTCCATCCCAACAAATAGTATTTGATGATGTCGTATACTCCATGTCTTCTATCTTTGGTGATTTTGTGAAAGATGCAGAATTAGTAACAGTTAAATCTCCAAATGTACCGGTATCAGCCGATACTTCTGTTGCACTAATATTAAGCTCTTCGGCAGTCCAGTCGATTCCCCACGCCGTTTCAACGTATTCAATGTCCGCAGTGCTGCTAAAGTATTTCTCGGCACTAACAGGATTTATTCCAGTATCTGAAAAACAAATTCCTGTATATTTCATGCGCGTAGAATTTTCTTCATAGCTTGTAAATGCAGTGTAGCCTGAGTAATCTATCAGTCCCTTCACGGTGCCTTTTTTATCTTTAATCTTTAGGTATCCGTTGCCGTTTTTGGTTCCACCTAGAATTGCGGCGTTTCCCATCAATGCGTCTAAACTGATGTACAGATGTCCATTCAAATAGTAGAGACCTTTAAATTCTCCGTCATTGGACAATATCCCAACAATCTGCTCCTGCGTAAGCATGCCAACGTCAACAGCAACCTGCCATGTTTGCTGATCGGCGATTTTAGTTCTTCCGGAATCCGTATAAATTGTTGCACGTATCATTCCGTCAGCACCAAGAGAATAGCTATCTGGATTAATAGTTATTCCACTGGTCTGTACATTAAAGGCCAGTTTTGTCCATGTTTTTCCGGAATTTTTGCTGTATTCTACTACCCACCAGGTTTTAAAAGTTGCTTCGTCACCCTGTCCATCTCTGTAATACGCATGAACCTTGAATGGATTAGGAGTTATTTTCTTATCCTGTCCCATCATCAGGACTCCTGCGTTGGCTCTCAGGTAATACGTTCTTCCTGGAGGCCCGTCTTCTCCACGCATTCTCGCCCATGTATATTTCGCTGGGTCTGCACTGTCCGTCTTTTCGAAATCGGAATAATGACCAATGTAAATTCTATCTGTATCAGTTGTGGAAAAATCCACAGTTCCATCAATACTATTTGCATAAGCGGTATGGATGTAAGAAGTTTCTCCGTTCTCTCCCGGAATGCCAATTCCATCCGCTCCGTCTTCACCGCGAAAACGGCTCCAAATGTAATCTTTCGGATTATCAGACGGTGTTTCTGTAGTTTTGTTGTCCGCAATTCCAACATAGATTGCTTCTGTGACTGTATAGATTTCATCCCCGGTACTGTCCAGTATGGGACTTCCGGCGCTGTCCAGAAGTTTTACATAATCTGGACTATCACTCATATCAGAGCCATCCGGCATGGATGCGTATTTTCTCCATGTATAAAGCTGTTTTCCGTTTTTCCCTGATTTCTGCTTGGAAATCGTAAATCTCTTCGTTATAGAAAGATTAATCAGGTACGTTGCCTTAATATCCACCCATCCATTGTCTGCACTCAAGCCTGTGACAGTGTAAGTATGCGTATCTACATCCCAAGAGCCGGTTACACTGTCTGATTTCGTCACGGTAAAGCTACAATCATTTGTGATATCTGACGAGCCGTACATAACTTTCGCTGTAGTTGCCACTGTTGGAAATACCGGAATGTTTCCGTCTGCGTCAGATGTGATCGTCTGCATATCGTTCGACAGCTGGAATGTCATATTCTTGGCAGATGCAATATTGTTGTCCATTTTTGTCAGTTTATCCGGCAAAGAACTACCACCAATTACAACATTATCACCACTGATGATTACTTTTTTGGTGTCCATATCAACCTGGAAGATTATGTTTCCATCGCTATCTCTGACAATCAGTGCGCCTGTGTCAATATAATCAGCATTGATACCATGTGCGTACAGAATTTTTGCTATCAAATCGCCTGTCAGAAAGAAACCGTAAGGATATGTTTTGCCACCATCATTGGATACGCCAATGGCTTCTGCTGTGAATTTAATTACATTTTTTGATTCTGCAAGTGTAGGCTTGTCATGCAGATATGTAATAGTACTGCCATCTTCCTGTGCGACTGATGTTTCATATAATCCAGAAGAATTTTTTAAGGTTTCTTCTAATTTCTTTACTGCTTTTTCTCTAGCTGATTGTTCTTTTTTAACAAGTCGTCTTGCCTCTACGATTGCCTTAGTGGATTCTGACTGGAACTTGCTCTGCCCTCTGATAGGGTCGTCGGCTTGAGTTTTTACAGTAGTCTTTCCATTAACGGAACAAGAAACGTCCGTCAGCGGAGTTATATATCTGTTCCATTTGCGATCATAAGTATATGCCATATCTCCAAACTCAATGAGTGGGTTATATACAAGTTCTCCCGACATGTTACGGAATTTAGCTCCAATTATGGAATCGCCAATTTGAGCAGCTACCGTGTCCAAGTCCGAATCCGCAACAAGGTCGTTCTCCAATTTAAGAACATATCCTGTGCTTCCGTACATGGCTTCATTTTCTCTATTTTTTAGCTTGATTCCAGTAATCACAATATCATCACTAGAAACGGTTGGACTTGTAAAAAAGTCTTTGAGCTTTTCGGATGTGTCAGCTGCTGATTCGATCAGTGTCAAGAATCCATCACTATCAATTGTCCAGTTCCCTGTCGGACTGATAAAACTTTCTGAGTCAATACTTGCGCCGCCTTTAAATGTTACATTTCCATCAGCGTCCACTACTGCGTTGTAATCTTCTTGTACATTGGAAAAATCCCATCTGATAAATCGCAAGTATCCTCTGCTGTCCAGGCGAGCGTTCGCAGTCTCAAGCATTGCTGCCCATCCGAACAACTGACGAAACGTCATGTTTTCCGGAATCTCTGACACGATCAGATTTCCATGAGCCATGGAGACTTCTGACGGAATACCAAGAGTCTCACACGCATCTCTAACAAGAGTCTCTATTGAATGTGGCAGAACCAGATGAGATATATAAGTTGCGTTCGTTTTATACATATCGTCCAAAGCGGTAAAACTAAGGATTTCGCCATATTGTTCTGGTGTCGTAATTGTATAAATACCTTTATCAATGGTTTCGACTCTGTCTTCTGTCGCTGCTTTTGTTGCCAGAATCGCACCGCCACTCTGATCAAGAATTGGGTCATAGTTTTCATCCAGCAATTCATCTGTTGCAGCTGGACTTGCTACGGAGGTCTGCATTTTAAGATACGCATGAACTTTTGCCATATAGAAATTATAGTTTTTCCATTGATCAGAAGTGTTGTCCAACTCCAATGTCATGGATTTACAAACAACGCAGCCAATCGGAAAGCTGCTACTTTCTGCACAATCAGAAAAAGTACAATTTTCGCCCATGATTTCGTTTTTGACTGTTTTTACAGTTCCGTCAGGAAAGGTGATTTCCACTTCCTGCCAGACTCTTTCTCCGTCCTGTAGTTTTTGCTTAAATGTATCGGATACATTAATCAAGTGGATTCACCCCCTGCATGTTAAAAGATATTTTTGATACAAATTTTAAGTCTGGCGAAATTTCTCCAATAGTTAGGCTTGCTTTTCCGACATAAAACGGATCAGTTCTCCATGCCATGTGGTAAAGGGACCAATGGTACAAATTGAAAGTTTTTCCTTTTGCGATAATTTTGAGAATTTTGTTTGCTTCTATAACTGGAACGTTTGATGCTTCATAGCTATACTGTTCGACTGTAAACAATGGAGTTAACAACGCTTTTCCGAACTGCGTACGGTTACTACCTTCTGAATAAGTTGTTTCGAGGTTATAACCCATATCTTTATCTGGCTGATAGATGGAAGCTCCATTCATCTTGTATCGTTCTGTTATACTTTTTGGAATAGTTGCCACGCTTCCACCTCCTATGCCAGTTCAAACGGATTTCTGCCGCTTGTATCACGTCTTAACTTTGCTTCATCAATAATTTCGTCAAAAATAGTCCGTCTATTAATCTGAGCTGTGAATCTGTAATCACCACCACTCTGCTGCCCTGATTCTTCGCGAACAATCTTTCTGAGCAGTGCTTCTGGTGTTTCAATGTTATTGCCCTGTTTCTGGTCGCCCAGGACAGCCAGAAATTCACTTCTAGGTGGAATAACTGCACCTTTTGCCAGGTATGGAATAGTCGGTACTCTTGGAAAGCTTGCGCTAAATCCGATTGTCTTAGAGCCGAATGGTGTAGGCACTTCCCACGGACCAAATGACATTGCAGATTCAATTCCACTGATCGCGCCGTTCACCGTACCGATTGCGCCATTTACGATACCGATAACTTTATTGAATATCTCTTTAACTTTGTTTTTAATACCCTCGAACGTATCAACAACCTTGTCTCTTGCATTTTTGAATTTATCAACGATTCCATCAACTATTCTCTTTACAACTTCTTTTATAGTGGACCATATAGCGTCCCACTTTTCTTTTGCACTTGATTTGATACCATTCCAAATAGAAACAATCTTTTCTGCCAAATCACTTAGTTTGGATTTTATTCCATCGACGAAAGCTATGGTTTTGTCTTTAATCCAACTCCATACCGCACCTGCAACTTCTTTTATTTTGTCCCAATTTTTGTACAGCAAAACACCAATCGCAATGCAAGCCGTTACTGCTGCTATAAAAATTCCACCCGGTCCGACAGCTGTCGCAATAGCTTTAATTCCTCCCATAATGCCACTAGAACCAGTCATAAGTGCAATAAGGCCTTTTATAAAACTCGCTACTGTCGTTATACTTCCTGCTATTCTTGATGCTAGCCCTGCAATTTTCGCTGCCGCGAACACTCCGATTAGAGCTGCACCGAATGCTTCAATAATTGATTGATGATTCGCAAAGAATCCGGCCAAATCCGATACCAGATTGATTACTGTCGGAATTCCTGTTTCAATCAGCCATTTCAGCATTGGGAGGACAATATTGTTGTAAATCCATTCAAGAACGTTTCCGATAGATTCCAGAATTGGTGCAAATGTACTGGTCAGATTACTGATAGATTCCAGTAGAGGATAGAAATTAAGGTTCGCCGCCCATGCCGCTGTATCCTCTGCAATCCTCTCAACAAACTGCATAACTACCACAAGGGCATTTGCAATGTTCTGTATGATCTGCGTTCCAACATTGTTCTTGTTCCATGCGTCAGCAAAACCGGAAGCAATGTTTCCAATAGTCTTGAGGACATTCTGGGCAATTCTCAGCATGGTTTCTAGCATTGTTGTACCAGTGCCATTCGTCCAGACTTCCACAAGACTTTTACCTACGCTTACAGCGAGCTCTTTAAGTCCATCAAGTGCGGTTTTTGCCGCATTAATAGTATTCTTGCCCTCTTTTTTCCATGCGTCCTGAAAAGGTTTCCAGAGCTTCTTGAGCAGATCAGCAAGCTTCTTGGCAGAATCACTGATTTTGTCCAGCGCATTTTCTCCCTCTGCCAGACTGCCATAGTCAACACTGCCAACCGAACTCGGCAATCCTCCGCCCCCAGAACCAGTTCCACCGGATCCAGAACCAGATGGAGTTGAAGATGCGCTTCCTGTAGAGCTAACCTTGTGCACTTCATCAAGTGACGAAAGATAGTTTTTTGCCTCTTTATTCGCTTTTTTTGTGGCTTTTGCATTGTCGTTCGTGGCATCTGCCAGTTTCTCTGCATTATCCGCTGCCTGTCCATACTGATCTGCTGTATCTGCGATCGCGTCTGTTCCGGCAAGACCCGCTCCGCTTCCGCTCGTTTGACCGGAAGATTTCTTGCCAGTAATAAGCTCCGTGAATGACTTAAATGCGTTTGCCAGAGTCGCCAGTTTACCGAGAAGAATATTGATTACTTTCAGAACAGGTGTAAAAATATTAATCAGCCCCTGTCCGACTGTTGCCTTGAGGGACTGCAACTGCAACTGCATCACTCGCACCTGGTTCGCCCAGCTGTCAGAAGTACGAATGAAGTCACCAGATGCGGCTGATAACTGTTCCTGCACAAAAGCAAAGCGGAGGGCAACTTTCTCCTGTTCAGTCATTGCCGATGTGGTCTTGCCGTATCCATTAGCAAGTGCATATTGGTCAAGTGCCGACTGGGTCATTACCACGCCCAAATCTTTTAATGTTTCCGTTTCACCCGTAAACACTGATTTCAGTTTGATATAAGCCAAGTCCTGACTGATGTTGTAGAATGATGCCACATCACCAGTCAGCTGTGTCAGGGCCGTTGACATGTCGTAAGCCTGTGATTCTGAAAATCCGAACGACTTAGACATTGCTCCGAACGTGCCGACATACCTTTTTGCCATAGTTTCAGATAATCCGGCAGAAGTCATGGCGTTCTTTGCGAATTCATTTACTTTGTCAGACATGGTTGTAAATGTAACATCGACCACGTTCTGTACTTCCGCAAGGTCAGAGCCGAGTTCCACGCACTCTTTGCCGAACTGTACTAACTTACCAACTGCAAAAGCCCCACCAATCAGCAGGCCGATTTTTTTTACAGCACTTCCAAGGCCGTTAAATGACTGTTTTATAGCTGAGACACCATTCTGGACACCGGTTGTATCCATTCTGGTATCAATAATGACTGAGCCATCAGCAGCCATGTGTCCACCTCCTAACTATTTGAGGTTCAACATCTCATTCAGCGCATCCTTGTACGCTTGCTCTTCTTCGCTGAGACGTGTTTTTATGTCAATTGTGTTTTTATTTTCCTGATAGAATTTCTTTTCCCATTTATCCAGACGTTCACCTTTTGCTTTTTTTGACCGGATTCCAACAACTGTATTGAACAGGCATTCACCGGATTCCATAAAGTACCCGAAGAACGTCCACCAGTGCATATACGGTACGGATCTGATTTCTTTACCAGCAACCTTGTTTACAGCTGGAACGATTATATCTCCGTCCTGTTCCCAGTCCATTAACCGGGGCTTTGGATGGTTTGGATTATCGTCCGACTGTCCACAATCGATGAACTCCGATGCTTTCTGACAGGCCTCGTCCAGGTACTCAGCCGGTATACTTTGCCAGTCCTCATACAGAATTTTCAGCATTACCTCCATCTTTCCGTATTCATCCAGCTCCGGGTCGTTCATGGCTATGAGAATATCAATGATCGCACGAAAATCGGTTCTAATAGAAAAATCCACCCCACTTATGTTAAGCGAGGTGGGTAACTCATAGGCGGTCATTTTGTATACTTCTCCGTATACTTATTGACTGCCGTCTGCATTTTCTTTTTTCTCTTTTCGATTTCCGGTGCGATTGCTTCTGCGATCTTGTCAAGTACGATGTAGGCGAATACCTGACCATTGCCGAATACAGTAGTCGCTGTGATCGGCTCCTTGAACAGGTCTTTTGATGCTTCATATCCGAGCAGATAGTTGATTTTGTCTTCGATCTGTTTGTTCAGTTCTGCCACTTCCTTACCAGATGTGACTTTTTGAATAGAATTTTTAAGCTGGTCAAAGTACTCTCCCAGTTCCTCCGCACGTGCTGCTACATTGATATCAGTCGGGTTAAGCTTGAAAGAAGAAAAAACTTCGTCTTCGTTGTTGGTAAACGTGAATGTAAAAATTCCATCATCAATTTTGGTATTAATTACTTTTGCCATTTAGCATATCCTCCTTGTGTATGTGCTTATTCACTGTCAGCTGTGAATGTACCGGAACTGATATCAAATTTTCCTTTTACACGTTCGCCAACATAGTTGACAGTAAATGGAATCTGATAGCCAGATGTGTCTCCACCGTAGGATGTCGGCACAACGTAGCAGTCCTGCTGATATGCTTCATACTTGCCTGCTGTGGCTTCTGTCCAGAGATGAACCTCAACTGCTTTTGTTTTGAGGTTATCGTCTTTGAGACGTCCATCTACAATCTTCTGTAATGCTCCGAACAAATCAGATGTGGTATCCGCATAGAACGGATCAGCATCAGAAGATACCTCATAGCCATTATGCTTAAATGTGGATTCTCCAAGAATGTTTTTAGATGTTTCGGTATCCGGGTTGAGTTCGATGTTGTACTCTTCCAGATCCTTTCCAAGACGCTCATATTTCGGCGTCAGCCCTCCGCAGAGGGAACCTGCGTCAATGTAATGAGCCATATATTTACGGTCAATCTTGCCTGTAACTGCCATAGAAATGTCCTTTCTGCCTATCATTTTTAAAAGGCTGTGTAGGTTAGCGACTATCTCTAATTGATAGCCGGTTGTTACTTGTTATATTACTTCATAAGTGTTTTCATAGCGCACCGATAATGGTAATAACCAATCCTGTACACCACTCTCCTGCGGCTCTAAACCATAGGAATTATCACGAGTTATACGTTTTATCACTCTTCCTTGAGAAAGCTCTGGAAAAGCATTTAAGCGTGTCTCAGAGCCATTTATGATAACTGGTTCTCGACATATCCATTTACCGAGATTATCCAGGAACTTCTGAACAGATAACTTCTGCCGTTCCTTGTCGGATGCTGTTCGGTAAACCACATAAAATGGATACTGGCATACCTGATGCATTACTCCGCATATATCTTCCTTTTCTGAATAAATCAAGGCACCATTATCTGCTGAAAACGCAATTCCGGATTCTTTGCCGAGTTCCTCAAATTTGATTGTTTCATTTTCGTATAGCCCTGGATACTGATTCAGAAGTGCTTTCATGGCATCTGTCAAAATCTCATATCCGGTTGCATCTTTACCAATTGGCTTATCTGCCATGTCTGCCACCTCCTGCCTGTGCTTTTACTTTGCGAATCCATGTGTCACCGTATTGCCGTTTAGCGGCATCGAACCATTTAGCCTGTGCCTGTGGGTGTGCCTGTTTGGTGTATTCAAGATTTTCCTTTGCGGCTGTCTGACCAGAAAACTGACTAACGAGGACTTTCTTTGCTCCACGTCTTGCGTAGGGACTTCCGGTTGCTTCGTCAACCATTCCTTTTCCCTCATACAAAAAACGTCCATAAGGTGCCGCCGCTGCGCATACTTTCCCAGTTCCTTGCAAGGATGTACTCTCAACTCTTGTTCGGTTGATAAAGTTCCCTGTAATCATCGGCATAAACGGTACCATACTGTCCATGACCATTCCGTCAAGGAGATACTGAGCTTCTTGATACTGTCTGGAGAATCTGTCCATATTCAGCTTGATTTTCATATCTCCATCAACTACGGAGAACCCTTTAAAATGATGAATCTTACTCATATTACTTACCCAAAATTTCAAAATGCGGAATCAGTGTATACGGACCGCCTACACTGGTAATCTTGAACACGTTATCCTTATTTTCATTCATGTACTGGTAGAATCCATTTCGATAATCGCCATCGGTTACTATTCCGCCAGTCCATTCCCCCTCCCAGAAGAACGATTCATCTGAGAATGTGATAGTATCTTCCAGGGCGTTGTTAATCTGTCTTTTCCACTCCTTAGGTGGCACCCATGGGAGAATCTTACCATTCTTGTCAGCAATGGTTATATCACCGTTCTGGACGGTATATCGGATGTGTAACTGTGCGTTGTCTGTTGCGTCTGTCCCGTACTTCTTAAGGATTGCCCCCTTGTCCGTAATAAGGTCGACACCGGATAAAACATGAGGATACCAGTATACATCTTCAGTTATTTTGCTTTCATAATAGTTGAAAACTGTTACTGTTTTGCTATACATGATACCCTCCCTATTTTCTTATCCATTTTTTTGATTTTCCATCCCACCGAAAACCATTCTCTTTAATAGTATCCTTTATAGCAAATGTCTGCCCGGATACAGATTTTACATTTTTCCAGTTAATTCCAAAGACTGTGTCTCCGCGTGCTCCCGCTTTTTCCTTATATGTTAAATATACAGTTCTATTTGTCGATGCTGTTTGATCTCTTTTTACCGGAGTTGCATATGCAAACTCAATTTCCCCATTTTTTCCAGCTTTCGCACTCAATACAGTTTCCGTATAATATCCAGGAGAATAGCCTTTTGGCTTTCTATAAACCGTTTCGATTGTTTGAACTTTAGCATTTTTCTCGAATACCGAGTTTCCGCCAAAGCCACTTGCTCCGCCTCTACCACCCATTACACTTCACCTCGTTAAATTTGTCGGAAAATGCCTTGATTTTAACAATATTACCTTTGCACTCTTCCGGCACTTTCCCGTAAAAGACAATGCTTTCTGGGCGTAATCGTTCAATCATGGCATTATAACCGGAAAGAAACAGCTCTTTCTTTGCTTTTCCATTCATGCAACCAACCGAAGATACCGCCACTGTTCCACCCTTTGGTTCCCCATCAAAACACCAGTCATAAGAATCCGGCGTGCTCCATGAGATTGTTGGAATCACATGGCAACCATATTCTTGCAGATATGCGCCTATCCAGTGTTTGCGGTAATGGTTGTATATCTGGATGGCTTTAGGAAAATCGGTGTAGGTGCTGAAATCCGGTGTCAGAACGTACCGGAATTTGCTCAGCTTATACACGTATCTGTCTGGATTTCTCCATAGCGCATCGAATTGGTAATCATCTAAGAAGAAATGAACTGCTTTTTCTTCTGGATTACTGCATTTTCCTCTAGCATAATTAAAGCCGACAAATTCGCAGTTGCCCTCGAATGTCTCGGGTTCTATCTGTGGTATGTCATATTCGCCAACGCCGTTAAAAATGCGGCGGTTTAAGTTTTCGTAAGCTATACTGTTTTCCCGATTTGCCATTATTCTTTCTGTACTGTCTGCTTAATAACCTGATTCACGCCAGTTGCTGACAATCCATTAAACATGCCAACCGCAACCGCCGTGATGTAATCTGTTGCTGGGAAGTCCGGGATAATCCTCATTCCGACTGCTCCGAGAATCCCGCCAATAACCGCCATGATTACTGGAATCCATTCATCAGAGATTCTTTTTGATGCTTTACAGCCCATTCCTACGATGTAACAGATCATCACGATTGCTACGCATGAACCCAATGTTGATATATCCATTATTTTTCACCTCACATTAATTTAAGTTCATTGAATACTTTAAAAATTTTCGGTGACTGAATAGCAAACCAGTCAACCGTAGTTTCGTCATGTCCGAACTGTTCTGTGTGTTGCCAGTTGCACTGCAATCCGCTTTCCGACAAGAACGCATGAATAATTTCATGCCTCAACTGCTTTTTCTGTAAGGAATCAAAATCGCCAACGTTATTTGCGTTGTCTGTTCTGATAACAATTTCTTTTGATGTATTGTCTGTGTAACCGTCAATATCTGCGTTTTTAAGTTCTTTCGGAATGATTTTGTAAACCGTCCCGAGAACATCAATCTTACACTCCCGCATTCAATACTGGTATCCCTTCATCCGTCCTTACTCCCATCAGAAGTGGCAAAGCCGTCTTGTAAAGTAAGTCATTCGTTTTCTGTACGTCTCCGGTGGCGGCATACACTGCACTCCATTCCTTTGCACCTGATGCTTTCTGCTGTGGCGTTGCATAAGAGATGGATTCACTGCCAGATGATACAGATGTTACAATGCCTGTCGTGCTACCACCGGACCCGATTGCGGTTGACGTACCGCTCACAGCGGCATTAGTAGCATTCCTTTCAGCAAGTTCAATTTGATACATTTTTTCAGCCAATGAACAGACCGCCTTTTTGATACGCTTCTGAGAGCGTTCATCTGTCGGCAGTCCATTCGCCAGCCTGTCGGATGTCATTAAATCTACAAAATCACTGGCTCTTTCTGCCAGTCGTGGAAAGTCGGCTTCTGGCACGACATTGCCGAATGATTCTGTATAGAATTTATAATCTGCGTAAGCCATGCCAGTTACCTCCTACATTTATGATTTTGCTGTTACGCTTGCACTTCCGGCGTTCAGTGCTTTGTACGTTCCATCACACTCAACCACTGTGATCTTCTGTCCGGTTGCTGCTGTGATATCGGCTTTTCCATCCCAAGTACTCCAGTTTCTGAGATTCTGTCCATATCCAACAGTTACTGCTTCTGTTGCAACTTTGTATTTATATACGTTGTTGACATTTTCCTTAGCCGGATTTACAGTGATTTTTGTATCACCACTCTCTGTCCCAGCCACGGAATTTACTGTCAGAGTACCAAGTGTTGGTGTTTCATCAATGGTGATTACTGCGATTGCATCAATGTACTCCGCAAAAAGAGTAAGTCCCATAACTGCGAACGCTTCGGACACTGCTGTGTGGTAGTTACCCTGTGTATGGAATCCGATCAGGTTTGTCTCGCCAGATACGGTGTATACAAGACCTGCTCTTGCGAAATCAGATTCGTTCGGGTCAACATAGTACAGGACGATGTTATCAACAGGAGTAGCGATAACCTGTCCTCTCGGGATTTCACTGTCAGACAGTAAAAAGATTGTATTGAATCCCATAAAGTCTTTCATGTACTGGAAGCCGAACTGGTTCTGAATAGTGATCTCAGCTGCTCCGAGATATTCATATACGTCCAGAATGTTCACAAATCCAACAACGCCAGTCACATTTCTGTGCATCTGTTTGAATTTGTTTTCAACACGGCCTTTAGCCATTGCCAGAGCCATCTGGAATGTAGTTTCTGTGGAAGTAAGTGTACCGGTTTTCAGATAATCATAGAATCTGCCGGTAACATCAGTCTGAAGCTGGAAAAGGAACTCGTCGTCAGTCATCTGAACAGCGTTCTCGTAACCGTGATCCTTGATTGCTTCGATAGATACAGCCTTTGCGTACTTCTCGATAGTCATTTCCGCATAGTTCTTTTCTTTTACAGTAAACTTGCTGTAAGGGATTTCCTCACCCTCACCAACATTTCCGCTCTGCAAAGTACCCTCTGCGTATTTGGACTTGAGTACAGCACCTGGCTGTTTTTTGATAGGTCTCATGATACCCAGAATATCGCGTAAGTGCTGCCAGTTTCTTTCGAATCTGGTAACAAAATCAATCTCACGTGCTGTGACCTGAATATCATTAGTCATAATAAGATTTGTTTTTGCTGGCATAAAAAAATCCTTTCTACCCATAATTGTTAAGGTATTGGGTTAGCGGCTATACTCTGGCGTATAGTCGGTGTAAAAAATCACTGGAATAACTGGATATTCTGAGCAATTGCAGCCTGTCTCTCGGACGGGTCTTTGATTGCTTCGATATCTTTCTTGGTCATACTTCCCGGTGTCTGCTGATGTCCAATCCGCGCTGTTGCAAATCTCGCCTGTTGCTGCTGAGCCTGCCGTTGACTTTCATCTACAAATGTATCAGGTTCATCCTGTTTCATCTGTTCAAGTAAATCATTAAGTCCAAGAATCTTTCCGTCCTTAAGCTTAAGACCAGCTGATTTGATATCAGCAGTAACAGATCTTTTAGCTGCTGGAGATGAAAAATTAACATTTTCCAATGCAGTTTTAAGAGCATCGTCAAAATCTCTTTCGTATATTTTCGCATTGAATTCTTTCTCCGCATCTGCCGCTTTCTGTTTCCAAGTCGCTAACTCGGTCTTGACATTTGCCGGGTCAATGCCGTCAAAGCCTTTTAAGGTTTCTTCTGCTGTCTCAGCACGTTCTTTCCAGTCATCACGTTCACCTTCGACTTTCGACAGAGTTTTCGCTACTTCTTTAGCATTCTTGTAATGCTCAGAGAGTGCTTTCTTTACATCTGCCTGTTTATCCTCCGGGATTTCAATTCCAAATGATTTTAATGTGTCAATAAGTTTCTGCATATACATCCTCCTGGTCGTGTTTATTGACCTGCCGCCGCAGGTAAGTGGATTAAGCCAGTTAGACCACTGGCAGGGTAAGCGGAACTTCCAGAGTCGAACTGGAAAACTTGTATCTATAGATATTTGTCCTATAGCCGATAGGTTCCACATAACCCGGATTCCCGGGTTAGCAAGGTATTTTACGTGCTATGCCTAAACACGGGACGTTCGGGCTACGTCAACACCGCCTATACGGTCGCACACCTCTGCACGGGTTGGATTTCACTGTTCAGTTATATGCTCACAAGGAGGTATGCCGCCATGCACTAACGGCAATGGTACGTGTCGGAAATTGCATCCGCTTTTCAACCTCCAGGTTCCGCCCGAACCTGTTTCTGTTAAGGACACGCGCCTAAGAAAGGAGGAATCAATGAAAAAATGTCTATGTCAAGTGGCTACAACCACTTACGAATCTTCCTTATGAATACATTTTACCACAGAACCTCCAAAAAGTTGTGGTACATGTTTTGACTAATTAGAGCATATCACGGAGCTTTTCCACGTATCTTTTAACAAGATCACGTTCCTCCCGGCACTCCGCATCCTTGGACATATCGCTCATTTCTGTTGTGAGTTCGTCCAGATTTTCTTCCAGAGCGGCAAGCATCTTCCTCTTACAGTCCTCAGATTTGCCAGAACGATAGCTCTGTTTCTGTGTCATGTAGTCATCGTAAGCGTCTCGTCCGTCAGAACGGCTGTAATGCCCTCTGACATAATGTTCCCCACGTCTGGCATAAGAACTGCCTCTGTCGTAATCCGGCATCATTCTGCCATCATTTGAGCTATATCTCCCCATGCTGTCGCGCTTTCTTCCACGTTCGCTGTAATCGTCATTGTAGCCACCACGCATCTCATCAAGGACAGTATTGTAATATTCCACTTTCTTGTCCCAGTACTGCGTATTCTTGATATCTTTATACATATCAATCAGTTTGTATGTCATTTCCAGATTTCCAGTGGTCAGCCCACTGTCAGCAATTTTGGACAGTTCGTCTTCAATTCTTGCACATAAGTCTTTAATGTCTCTCATAATCACACCTCCTATGCTTCTCTGGTCACAACAATGTTTGCGTTCGCAACAGAAACAGCCTGATCGCTTGTGTTCTCTACTGCGATATTAACGCAACATCCGCGAGGTACATCAATATAGATACCAGAGGACACATTGTTATACTGGTCTACTGCTGCCGGTGTGGAAATCATCTGTGAAGATAATACAGGCTCGCCAGAGATTGCAATAGCCAGAGAAATAGCTCCGACAGTACCGCCTGTTGGAATTGCGATATTACCAGAAAAATCCACGAAGAATCTAGCCTTGCACTGGTTAGTAAGTCCTCTCAGCGTAATGATTCCACTTCCCTCCCTGTGTTGAATGCAGTTAGAACCTTTGACTGCTGTGTTTGAAAATACTACGTTTCCATTTGCTGCTACAGTCTGAGCAGCTACATTTGTA